GTAAGGCTGCTGGTAAGATTCACACCGAGATCTCAGGAACTACTAAGCACTTCATGAACGCTCTCCTTACAGGTGACAAGCAGAAGCTCCAGATCCTCACGGAAGGAACTCCATCAGCTGGTGGATACCTCGTACCAGAAGACTTCATGAACATGATCGTTGAAGACCTCCGAGATGCAACCGTTATGCGTCAGCTTGCTAGCCAGATGAACACTACAGTGGATACTGTTCACCTTCCTAAGCTAGACACCCGACCAAAGGCTGCATGGCGTTCTGAGGCTGCTGTAAAGCAAACCTCTACCGCTCAGTTCAGCGAACTCGTGTTCACACCGTACTCACTAGCTAGTATCGTCACTCTCTCACAAGAGCTTGCTGACGACGCACAGCTTGGAGTAGGTGGAAGCGTAGTAAACTACATCGCAGGTCTGATCGTTCAGGCTCTTGCCGAAGAAGAAGACAAAGCTTTCTGGACTGGAAACGGATCAGGTAAGCCAACTGGAATCATGAACTACAGCTTGGACACACGTACTGTAGGCTCGAACCCAGCTGATGACATCATTGGTCTTTACTACCAGCTTAAGCAGGGTTACCGAAGCACTGCTAGCTACGTAGCCAACGCAAGTACGATTGCATCTATCCGACAACTTAAGAACACCACCAACGACTACCTCGTAACCAATCTTGCTGGTAACCCATACAGCACGATCATGGGACGACCAGTCTACGAGCAGAATGACTTGCCTAACGGCGTCATGCTCTTCGGTGACTTCAAGTACTACCAGATCGTAGATCGTCAGGGTGTATCAGTCCGAGTATCTGATATCGCTACTGTCGGCGGATCAAGTGCCTTCGAGAAGAACCTCGTACACGTACGTGTCGAGAAGCGAGTCGATGCTGAACTTACGCTCACAGAGGCTATGGCAAAACTCACAGGAATCTAGTACACTAGAATTCTCATATACATGAGTGCTACACGAGCCGCCTTCGGGCGGCTTCGTGGTGTTATTGACGGTGTGATCGAATTATCGTTGTATTAGGGTATGAGAATCTTGCTTATTAAAGACTATAAGAATCGCCGTAAGGGTGAACGCATGACAGTTTCACTCGATTCCGCTAAAGAGTTATTCCGTAAGGGTGTAGCGATTAAAGACGCAATGATGCAAGGTTCAGATTACTCAGTAACGAAAGGCTAACATGGCTACACTCTCACCAACCGCTCTCACAACCGTCGCAGATGTTAAGGAATCAATGGGGATTCCCTCAAGCGATGGTACAAAAGACAACCTGATAATTCGCAAGATCAATCAGGCGACACTGATGATCGAACGCTATACGGGGCGTAAGTTTAAAGCGGCTGACTACACTGAGTACTATGATGGCGGTGAGAAGGGTGAGCTTACACTCAGAAACTACCCTGTAAACTCGATAGCATCTTTCTCGTATAGGAATGTGACCGACAACGAGGATAGCTTCAGTAGCTACGATACAAGAGACTACTTTATAGATAGTACGGCAGGTATCCTCCAGGGCATCGGAAGCTGGTGGGGTGGGTACGACTCATGGAAGATAGTTTACAATGCTGGCTATGCTACTATTCCTGACGATCTAGCCGAGGCTTGTGCATCGCTCGCCGCCTACCTATCTAACTCGAATACTTCATCTGGTGGTACTGGTATCAAGTCTAAGCAAGAGGGACAACGTAAGATCGAATACTTTGACCCATCGTCATCTGGATCTGTTACTGGAGCGGATAGTATCATCTCCCAACTCGGTCTCGATGACATTCTTGATACCTATGCAGATATAGGATTCTCAGGTTTAAGATGATTTTCTTCCCAAGCCACGAAATAACTATCCGTCGGCTGAGACAGGGAGCAGGTTACCACCAAAACTTCTCAGCAACCTTTACGGCGTACCAGGCTGACATCCAACCGTTCGATGTAGGGCGTACAAATGCCGCTGGGGGACGTATAGGCACGCTCTACGACTGTTTCATGGAGCCAGATAGCCCAATAGCAGAGGGAGACCAACTAGACGCAGGAGGCAAGCGATACAGCGTTAAGGCGGTCAATAGATTTGAGGGGGCTGGCCTCTTAGACTCGATTCACTGTGTATTAGAGTCGCAAGATGGCTAACATCAATATTACGATCAAGAATATGGCTGAAATACGGGCAGCTTTCGCTAAGGCCCCTCGTTTAACGGTGTCAGCTCTTAATAAGGCCATTCAACAGTCTATATTCACAATAGAGCGAGACAGTAAGCGTAATACACCTGTTGATACTGGCTTCTTGCGGGCAAGCCATCGCACACTCTTCTCGAACTTGCGTGGTGAGGTTTCACCAACAGCTGACTATGCCGTGTTTGTTCATGATGGTACTCGGTATATGCGACCACGTCGTTTCTTGCTTGAGGCTGTTCAGTCTGACGAGCCAAAGGTACAGCGGTATTTTGAGGATGCTGTACAGGGTGTATTAGATCAGATAGCAAGGGACGCTTCATGAAGTTATTGACGACTACCCTAGTAGATGGCTCTAATGTAAATAGCGAGGGTCTATGAGTGCTATAAAGAACATCAAATCTGCAATCATTACAAAGCTCTCGGCTGTTAGCTCTTTGAACAAAGTCTATGCCTACGAGAAGAAGAACCCAGCTGGCTTTCCAGCGGCGTTCGTTACCTTCTCATCGAGCGACAACGAGTTCTTCAGCACAGCTGAGAACAAACGTGTCTTCGGGTATCGCATATTAGTACTCGCTCAAATTGGTCAGGACATAAGCAACTCTGATCGGCTTGAGAAAGCTGAAGAAGCTATCCAAGACTGTACGGGAGATATTCTCGATCAGATGGATAGCAACATCACGCTAGATGATAATACTGAGGTCGTCTTCGTCGAAGCAACGATTGGCGAACCTGGTTATGTCGAGTACGAAGGCGGTTGGGCGAGAAGTTCAGAGGTTACAGTAAGAGTTCATAGTATTTACCTAGTGTAAGGAGAGAATAATGCCAGTTAAAGTAACATATCCAGATCACTTGATTGATAGTCATATCAAGAAGTCTGCAGCTGCTCTTATCGAGCAAATCGTCACAAAGTCTCGTGATATTGATGGCGTTGTTCTTACTTACGAACAAGCCACTGAGATAGCACTTGAAGTAATTAAGGGAGAAAAGAAATGACTAAGTTTGTAGGTCGCCGAGGCGAGCTATTCCTATCGAAAGAATCGTCACGGGGTACAGGAACTGTATCAAACCCCATCTTTATCCCACGTTCGACGATTAGCTTTGACGACAAGATTATGTCCGCACGAGAGAATGAAGGTCTTGGAGTCCTAGCTGACTCAGATGCAAACTTTGTCACAAACCGTTATGCCGAGGGTGAGTTTGAATCTAACTTGAACGATAAGACGTTTGGTATTATCCTCTCGTCTCTGCTCGGAGCAAGCCCGACTATCGCAGGTGGCCCGACATACACGCACACCTACGCTCTAAACAACACCAACCAGCACCAGTCGCTGTCACTCTTGTATCAAGACCCTGATACGGTTAAGCTCTTCCCTCTCTGTGTGGTTGATAGCCTGAAGATCAGTGTTGAGACTAACGGGATTGTAAACTGTACGGTTGGAGTCAAATCACGCTACGGACGAGACTGGAGCCGACAGACTGCCACCCTCACATCACTGGGTAACAAGTTCCTCCACCAGCACCTCCAGTTCAAGGTCGCTGCTAACATTGCTGGGCTTGCTGCTGCACCAGTCATCCCGCTCAAGAAGATGGAACTCACTATTGCGGCGAACGCTATGCATGATATGACTATCGGTACTGCCGAACCAGATGACATCCTAAACCAGCAGTTCTCAGTTGAAGGTAACATCGAACTCTTGAAGCAAGACGAGACTTATCGTCAGTTGATGCTTGATGGAACATACAAGGCTGTTGATATGACCCTCTTGGGATCGGCAGCGTCTAAACTGCAGATGCAGTTCCCTCGTGTAGACTTCACCGAGTGGGAACAGGATCGAGGACTCGATACCATCGTCAGCCAGAGCATACAGTTCAAGGGTAACTACGACGCTGCAAACGCACTCGACATTATCTCTACCTGTGTGCTTACGAATACATACGCGGGCACTGGGTACTAATAGACTGTACCGCATCAATGTGTTACAATTAACACATGAAGATATGCAAGATAGAAGGATGTAGTAAAAATGTTTGGTGGAGGGGCTATTGCTCTCAACACGGACAACGCTTGAAGTTTCATGGTGATCCGCTGTATCTGAAGTTTGAGCAGCACGGTATGAGAAATACTACTGAGTATCGTTCTTGGTCGCATATGAAAGACCGATGTTATAGAGAAAAAGACAAAAGATACTCTAGTTATGGTGGTCGTGGCATTACGGTTTGTGATGAGTGGCGTAATAGCTTTACCGCCTTCTACAAAGATATGGGTAAAAAGCCATCACCAAAGCATTCCCTAGATAGGATAGACAACAATGGTAACTACGAGCCATCAAACTGTAGATGGGCTACGAATGTTCAGCAAGCAAGTAATAGACGATCAAGTAGGTTATTTACATACGATGGTAGAACTATGAATATAAAAGAGTGGTCTGATTCGTCAGGAATCGCATACAACACATTGAGACAGAGATTAATGAGATATAACTGGCCGATAGAGAAGGCCTTAAAAGGAGCAACATGTTAAAGTTCAAGAAGCGAGTCACCTTAGAGTTTTTAGGTGATGAGTATAAAGACAGTTATATAGACCTAGAGTCACTCCCAATTGATAAGTTGCAGGATTTGCTTGCAGAGGCTAAGACAAAGAACGATAGCGAAGATCAGGGCGAGGCACTCTCTTACATGCGTAAGGTCGTAGAGGACAACTTTATTACTGGATCTGTCTCACAAAACGGTAAGATGGTAGACGTAACACTAGAAGATGTACCTAGCTTACCTGTAGAGGTGTTTATTGAGGCTTTCCAGCAGATCGTTGGTAAAATCCCAAACGCCTAGAGGAGGAGCTACAGCAAGCGATCTATAATGACGCAGTAGCCCCTCTCGAACTCCAAGAGTATCACTACCGCAAGTTATTCCACCTTACAGCCGAGGAGATGGCGAACGAGCCATCCGACAAGTTCTTTATAAACATGAGAATACATGCTCTTATAAGAGATAAGGAAAGGCTATCTCAAAAACATGGCACAAGCTAATATCAGGGCAGTCATTACTGCAGAAGACCGAGCGAGCAGCGTACTTAGTGGCGTAGGCTCTTCTTTCGGTAAGCTTGCAGGTGCAATGGCAGTTGGGCAGTTGGCAGCAAATGGTATTACACGGGCTATAGATGCAGTTGTATCCGCCTCGAGTAACGTGCTACAGAGTGCAGCTGACTTCCAGCAGAGTCGAGTAGCTTTTGATACCATGCTTGGCAGTGCCGAGAAGGCCAAGAAGATGCTCAAAGAGATCTCTGACTTTGCACAGCGAACTCCTTTTGAGCTTCCTGAAGTAGTCACGGGTGCAAAACAGCTCCTCGCTTATAACATTGAAGCCGAGAAGATTATCCCTACATTTGAAGCACTCGGTAATATTGCCGCTGGTGTTGGTAAAGATAAACTCCCACAGCTCATTCTCGCGTATGGACAGGTTCGTGCTGCTACTAAGCTTACAGGGGCAGAGCTTCGACAGTTCACCGAGGCTGGTGTGCCTATGCTGGACGCACTTGCAAAACAGTTTGGGGTGACTACGGGAGCCGTTCAGGACATGATCTCGAAAGGTCAGGTTGGCTTCCCAGATGTTGAGAAAGCAATTGCTGGTATGTCTAGTGAAGGCGGTAAGTTCTTCAACCTGATGGATAAGCAGAGCAAAACGTTTGATGGCGTATTATCAAACTTAAATGACAACTTTATGCGTGTCGGCCGCAACATGATCGGCATTACAGACGAGGGGGATGTAGTCCAAGGCGGAATATTCTACTACCTGACACAAGGGGCACAAAAGCTTCTTGACTGGATAGACGCTCACAGAGAATCTATAATTAGCTTCTTTAACGCTGAGATACTCCCAAGCATTAAAGCACTTGGGCAGAAGATCGCTGAGTTTGTATCGAGTGATCAGTTCAAAAACTGGCTTCGGGATGTCGCCGACTGGATAGCCAATAAACTGCCACCATTCCTAGATAAGCTAGTAAACGAATATCTACCAGCTATGAAGAAGGCTTTTGACGACGTTTGGCCCGTTATCCAGACTACTGCTGGGGTAATCGGAGGTCTTTACGACTGGTTCCAGAAGGTTGGACAAGGAGCCGAGCAGTTCGGCTATAACGTAATGAATGCCTTTTACGCTGCAAGAGATGCCTTTAACGCAGTAGTTGGTTTCTTCGGAACCATCGGTAATAGCATCAAGGGTGCGATCATGAACGCTGGCGGCTGGTTGTACCAAACAGGAAAGGATATTATTCAAGGTCTCTTAAACGGTATTAACAATCTCGGCAGCTCAATAGGGGACACTCTCAAGGGATGGGCTAAAGGGGGTATAGACGCCGTCAGAAACGTACTCGGTATCCGCTCGCCATCAACTGTCTTCGCTGGCATTGGTGAGAACATCGGGAAAGGTCTCGAGCAAGGAATTGTGTCTAGCGTAGGAGCAGCGAATGATACCCTTGCAGGGCTCGTAACTGATCCAACGGTAAATGTGAATGCAAATAGCACTCCTCAGAAGACACAGCAGGCAGTACAACCAACCCAGACTACCCAGACGACTGTACACATGAACCTGAACATAGGCATGTATGCAGGTACAGAGATCGAACGGCGTAAAGTCGCCAAAGAGTTATTCGCTTCACTGCAAGAAGTAGCGAACCAGCAGAATACAACCGTAGCACAGATGATGGGGGCTTAAGATGGCATTTAGTGTAGGTGGAATAGAAATCAAGCGACCAAAGAGTATCAAAGAGGTACGTGTCGAGCAGTACGCTCAACAGAAAGCCCTCGACGGTACAGTTAGCCGTGATTATTTCTCATCTAGAGTCGGTACAAAGCGTGTTTGGGAGCTTTCCTATGATAATGTCCAGCCGAGCGATTACAACGTCATAGACGGCGTGTACACGACATATAAGAGTACTGACACAGCCCAGCCGTGGATATCCGACTACGTGAACTATGATATAAGTGCCACAGTACATATGGACTTAGTTAATCGTGAATTTACTCAGCAAGGTACAGACTTTCTCTCAGCGTTTACGTTAATCCTCACGGAGGAGTAAGATGGCTATTTCTCGCCTGACAGGTCAGGATGTCGCTGGTACTAGTACAACTACCTCTGTATCAGCTACATATCCCAGCACTGCCACATCTGGGAACGTCCTTATTGCTACAGTTTATGCAAACGTAGCATCTTCAAACATCGCTATATCTGGCTGGACACTCCTAAAAGCGCAGGACTTCTCGGGTGGCGCTCAAGGCGTAGCTATACTTGGTAAAGTATCAGCTGGGACAGAAACTTCAATCAGCGCTTCTGCTGCAGGTGCATCACAGATGCGTATTCACCTCTATGAGTATTCTGGACTCACACTTACCACAGATGGGAGCAACGGCAACACTTCGGGTGTTACTAACGTCACAAGCATTGCATCAGGGAGTATTGCTACAAGCAATGCAGCTGATTTACTTATAGCCGCTGGAGTGAGTGGTGGTAGTAGCACGGCTCACTCGTTTGATAGTAGCTTCAATCTCTTACAGACTGACGCTATAAACATACGTCTCTTTGACGCTGACAGGATTGTATCCTCGACTGGTACGTACAGCACAACAGCTTCGTGGACGACATCTCTCCGTGGAGGTATAGCCATCGTAGCTTTGCAGGCCAATCCATCCTTCCAGACACTCACGGTCGATGGAGACGGCACAACCACCTCAGGATGGGCAGCTGAAGGCGGAACTTACACGAGGCTCCAATCTGACGATGGCGATACTACTCGCCTCTATACCCCTACAAACACAGATGTAAGACAGGTAACTCTCACGGATACATCTGGGCTTACTGGTAAAACGATCAACTCACTTACAATCTACGCTAAGTTCCGATCTCTTGACCCAGTGTCTAACACATTTCAGATTGGTCTGCGTTCTGGAGGCACTGATTACTGGTCTTCTGATAAAGATACCGTTAGCGTAACTACCTATGTGCTCTTCAGTGAGACATGGACTACCGACCCAGCTACCAGTGTTGCTTGGACTGTTGCTGGTCTAGATGCAGTACAGGCTGGGATTAAGAAGACCAACAGCTCTGGTGGAGCAGTTACTTATATGTATGGTGAGGTGTCATATGTTGATGCAGCGGGGTCACCGTCCTCTAGTGTCTCTCCATCAGTTTCGCCTTCGGCCTCAACAAGTCCATCAAGCTCTGTATCCCGATCCGCATCTCCATCGGCCTCTGTATCTCCCTCGGCATCTGTCAGCCCTTCTTCTAGCGTATCCAGGTCTCCATCACCTTCGGCATCCGTGTCTCCATCGAGTAGTGTTTCACCATCAGTCAGCCCGAGTGCTTCGGTATCACCTAGTTCTTCGGTAAGCCCATCAGTCTCCCCATCGGCTAGTGTTAGCCCATCCGCGAGTGTCTCACCATCGTCATCTATCTCACGTTCTCCTTCACCGAGTGCATCCGTTTCACCTTCAAGTTCAGTATCCTCGTCTCCATCAGCTTCACCGAGCACAGGTGGTAGTTCATCGGTATCACCATCTATTTCTCCATCTCCCAGTGCCTCAGTTAGCCCATCTGCATCAGTGTCGCCATCCTCGAGTATTTCACGTTCGCCAAGTCCTTCATCTAGTATCTCGTCAAGCCCATCCGCATCAGCCAGTCCCAGTTCAAGTACCAGCTCTTCTCCATCACGCTCGGTATCGCCAAGCTCTTCTATAAGCTTGTCCCCATCTCCCTCTGCATCGGTATCACCAAGCTCGAGTATATCCAGATCACCTAGTCCAAGCGCCAGTGTCAGTCCGTCCAGTTCGGTTAGCTCGTCTTCATCTAGATCACAGTCTCCTAGTGCCTCACAATCCCCTTCTGCTTCAACATCTCCAAGTCCAAGTGCTTCGCCTAGTGCAGGGGCATTTGAGATTGAGTCAACTGATACCTACAGGAATGTTGCCCAGAGCGTTCAAGTGTCGTGGAAGAAGGACTTTGTCTCTACATATAAAGCCTTTACGATTGGTGCGAGTTCTATTGGTGGGGCAGATGGCATCGCCTCCGATGGTGGAGATATATCTGACTTCACAAACTACCGTTACTATGACGAAACACCACGAGTTATCTGGATGGACTACGAACGGTCTCTTAACATGCCTCTAGGGGGACTCACAAAGGCCCTAGCAGACGTTACGCTCGATAATACGTCCCGAAGGTACACTCCTGAGTATATGGGTGGTAACAGCGAGCTATTCACGTCTATACTGCCCCGACGTCCAATCATTATCAATGCTGGCTTTGACCATGATGGTATTCTTGACCTCATCCCCCAGTTTGTAGGGATTCTCACCGAGAAGCCAGCAGTTACCCGTAGGGGGGGGGCAAGCCAAGCTCAAAGCGGCTGACTTCAATGACTTCTTACAGAATAGGTCGCTTGATCAAACGGTTATGTTCACGGGTCAGAGGACAGATCAGGTGATCGAGGGGATCCTGACGGATCTTGGGTTCGCTACAGCACAGTATGATCTAGACTATGGAATCAACACCGTGCCATTTGGATTATTTGAAAAGGGCGCAAAGTACTCGGACGTGATTGATAAGCTCGTTAAAGCCGAGAGTGGACACTTCTACCAAGACGAGGTAGGTATCCTCCACTTCGAGAACCGTCAACACTGGGATCAGTCGCCTTACAACGAAGTCCAGCAGGTTCTCTATACATCACAAGTCTTAGACGCTGAGTCTATCGGGGACGATCACATTATTAACGTCGTCGAAGTCAAAGCTAAGAACCGAGCCAAGCAACCAACTCAGCAGGTCTGGCAGTCTGGTCTAGCGATTGAAATACCTGCTAACTCATCAGAAGAGATATTCATAAACTTTGAAGATCCCGTACTTGAAGCGTTTATCCCAACAGGCTACCTTGCGAACACCAGCGAAGATGGTACAGGCTCTGATGTATCGAGTAGCGTATCTGTACAGGTTTTTGATGTATTCTCGAATGCCGCTAAGATTCGCTTCTATAATGCGTCATCGTCAACAGCTTACCTAACGAACGTGGTGGTATTTGGTCGCCCTGCAAAGGTAGTCAATGATATTTATTACCGAGAACAGCGTGATCTTTCTGTTACGGCGTACGAAGAGCGTCCGATAACAATCGAAAACGATTACATCCAAGACGTAAGCTGGGCGCGGTCTCTAGCAGGAATTATCTTGAATGACTTCGCTTCGGGTGAGAATGTCCAACGGCTAACGATCCGAGCCATGCCCCAACTGTCGCTCGGTGATCTGATCTCATGGCAAGGTAGAGAGTGGCGTATCTTCGCCCAACGCACTAAGATGAACATATCAGAGGGCTTTATTCAGGAGATAGATATCTTGCAACGCACAACCAAGACATACTTTAGAATTGGAATCTCAACTATCGGAAGTCCAGCGGACATAATTGCGCCATGAGTACAAATCTTCCTCTCCAATCTTCGAATCAGTTGTCAGGTCAGGTCGATGAGCTTAAAAAGACCATTGTTAAGCGTGGTTATGTTGATGTTGTGATGAGTGCGTGGTCGGCTGGCGGTCAAGCGGTGGCAACAGTTTACCTTGATGATGTGACAAACAATCAACAGGTGGGGTTACTCAAGGTCGAGGCTGGTGTTGATGTCGCTCTAGCAGGTACTGTGATCTTCGATATTCCAGGGTGCGATGTAGATACTGACGGAACAATTTATCAATGTGGAAGTGTCTCGAACTCATACCTAGAGGGAGCGGGGTTCACTAGGCAGATACTGCAGATGATCTACTACAACAGCACGATGAGTGCTAGTGACACGGTGCGCTTTTACTACCGAGTCTATTCAGAAGCCACGTTGACTCAGGATTGGAACTACAAGAGTTCTTGACCGACTCTCATCTATATACTTTGATAGGATTATGGAAAAGAGCTATACCATCACATGTAAAGACTGCAATCAGAGTCGTAATATCAAAATAGATAGGCTTGATCGCATTGACTGGCTCGAAGACGGCAAAGACTACAGTATCGTGTCAGCTCGCAAGCGTCTTGATGGTGAGTGGGGGTTTGAGTGTACGTGTGGCAATAAAGATATCATGACCGAGCAAGAGAAGCGCATGATTCGTAACCACGCCCAGCCACAGCCCGAAGAACTGAAAACAATTATTAACAACTTAAAGATTCAAGCGCCTCAGTTTGAATTAGTGGAGAGATAGCATGGCTTACGCCGCATGGTCAGTAGTATTCGGAGAACAACCGAGTGCATCTAAGTGGAATATTCTTGGTACTAACGACTCTTTCTTCGACTCTCTAGTTGGTCAGTCTGGTTCTAACCTGCTTCTAAAGGGGGGTGTACCCTACCAGGCAAATACCACAAACTCAGTACGAACATCTGTTCTTATCCAGCATGGGTATGGCGTAATGACTCCAGGTGTAGCATCTAACGTGAATGAGACGGTAACTTTCCCTACTGCATATAGTGCCGAGCCGATTGTACTCATAGCTCCTGGTGGTGACGATACTTCTGCTGGAACGTCTCTTGGATCTGGTAATGTGGAGGCCAACTACTTCCTTACAGAGGCCGTTACACTGACTTCCAGCAGTTTCCTTGCCGTGGCTCGTGTGGCTAACGGTGCAAACTGGGCGGCTGGCACAACAGTCTTCTACCACTGGCTATCTATAGGGCCATCATAGTGCAATGGCACACACGACTCTCAACGAAGTAAACGAGCGTCTCGAATCGAGGACATAATGAACGACTCAGCTATCATCGCCGCTATTGCCGCTATCTCAGCCGTGATCGCTGGCTTCTTTAAACTCATAGACAACCAGAATAAACTCCACGCTATGCTCTCGAAGTCTATTGATAAAATGGCAGCAAGTAGTGAAAAAGTAGCTAAGGCAACCGATAAGAGTGCCAAAGAAGCTGAAAAGCGGAATGGACACCTCGCAGATATAACCGTCCAGCAAGCCGATAGAATCGCCCAGATAGTCACTCACATCAAAGAGCAACACGTCGTAAACCAACACGTCGAGACCGAGACCGTAAACAAGAAAGGCTAATATGTACTCACTCTCCCAATTCATGACCGAGACTCAAGGCACACTCGTAGCCTCTCGTGGTGGGATAACAGGACAATGCGTTTCGCTGGTACAGAAGTGGGCTGAAGTCAATGGGGTCAGTGGTACGCCTGTCTTCCCTGTAGCTAATGCACGAGATATGAACGCCTCAACCCGTCAGGACGCATTTGCTTGGATTCCTAACAAGGGAGGCGACCCGAACAGTAAGCCAATAGCAGGAGACGTTGTAGTCTTCTCGTGGAACCACACAGGGGTATGTATAAGCTCAGATGGATATACCATGCAACTCTGGCAACAAAACGACCCGACAGGCTCTACAGCGCATCAGAAAGCCTATAATTTTAATGGCTGTACTGGCTGGCTACGACTCAAAAATACTAATCAAGGAGGAACCGTGAAACCAACTATCACACAGATGAGATATATCCACGCCGATAGTGAAGGCTGGAACTGGAAAGAGTGTATGGCAGGAAAGTACGACGCTCAGTTCAACGACTCATGGGGCTGGCGTACACTCGATGAGATGCTGGCAGATAAGTGGAGTACAAAGAATGACGGCTGGCGACAGAACCGTCAAGACGCTCTCGACTACTACGCTACCAAGGGAGCCAGTGAAGCCCAGATAGCTACGCTTAAGAAGCAACTGGCAGACGTAACCAAGCAGTACCAAGACTTACTCGATAAGCCAGTTACTTCCTCGGTGATTACCGAAGATCAGGCTGTCGCAGTCGTCCAAGAAAAGGTAAACCCTCTCATTAATTTTATAAAGAAAGTAATTGGTATCAAATGAATATCGACCTCCAAGATCTACTCGCACGTGCGCTCAAAACCTTCATACAGGCCTTTCTAGCCACGTGGTTGCTCACAAATGAACCATTCACCAAGTTAGCTCTTGTATCGGCTCTAGCGGCAGCTATTAGTGCCACAATGACATCTCTCAGGGGCTACTATGACAAAGTATGAATACAATCCCATGTTTAGTTCTATACAAGCAATCCCCTCAGTGCTAAAAAGTACTTAGTACCTACAAGCGAGAGGTGATTCTCGTGCCTGACTGGAAAGGCGTTTTATGTCTCAATTGCCGTGCTGAACTGGACTTCGGTGAGGATAGGAACTCGCTGGGTGTCTGGTTTTACCGTGACTACCCCGAGTGTTCTCTCATCCAGGTTTGGTGCAGGCATTGCAAACAAGGTTGCAACATCTACTTAGGAGAAGAATGGGCAGAAGATGTCCCTTATCTTTCGTCAATTGGCCTTGGCTGCATCGAAGCCGACAACGCCCCCCAGTCCGTACTCAACGGGTTCAGGGAGGTGTTCGGGTACTTTCCTCTCGGGACATACCACCTCAGCGAGATCCTCTTCTTCGCATACCTCCTCGCCAACCCGTACGACGAGTGGTGGAATGAGGTGAGTTATGAAGAAACTGATCGACCTACTCGACACGCTCCTCCAGAAGTGGGAGAAACGCCTACAGAAGAAGCGGCGTGATAAAGAACTCGACGACCAGCTTCGGCTGTTCTGAGATCGCTCCCCCAGCGAAACCAGCCCCCGAGAGTTACCCCAGCGGCTCTCGGGGGCTTCCCTTTTACACCAGACTTCATCAGGCTTCGGGTAGCACCACACTTCTTGCAGGGTTGGTCTATCAAGGTCACTTTAGTTTGCTCCTTTGTGACTCACGTGGTTTAGTTCTCTGGTAGCTCTCCCTACACTTCTTTCGAGCCGCCTCAATGTTCTCGTGGTACTTGCGATAGCTATACTCTGCCTGGCAAGGCTTACACCGCCACTCGCCAGACTTCATCAGGCTTCGAGTGGCACCACACTTCTTACATAGTGGATTCCACAACATTGCTTGAGGAGCATGCCTCCCACCATCCTTAACGCCATGACAAGGCATACACAAAGTCATTAAGTTATCTAGGTTGTTGTTTCTGTCTTCAGCTGGTGTATAGCGTCCGTTACCATCTATATGATCGACTGTTATATCCCTACCAAAGACCTCCTTGTGCCGTTCCCGTGTCATCCCACATTTAACACACTTCTCACCATCTCTTTGTATAGCTTTCTCTCGGTTGCCACCAAATAAAGCTCTGTCCTTATACCGTAAGTCGTACGCCTTTTTACCCTTTATCTGCTCCTTTATTGATGGGTTAGGCTTCATCGAACCTCCTTTAGCCAGGCTTTTATACGCTCGCTGCGAATCCAGTACTGGTCTTTTGGAGCGGTATAGGTGTTTTCTCGTTCGTTAAACTCAATCAGATAGAGCAAGTGGTTGACCCACGAACTCGGTATTTTTTTGGTCTTCTTCTTAGACTGGTCTGGCTGTGGGTTCATGAGGTTGCCTCCTTAATCAACTATATATTTATGAGTCTTAGCGGTTAATAAGCCTTCAAGTAGCTCCACATTCGCACCAGTCACAATACATTTAACGTGGGGGTGATAGTTTTCGGCTAAGAGTTTGATGAGTGGTTTCGCAGCTTCTAGTAGTTGTTCGTTAGTTGGTTGTTCCATAATATTCTCCCTACACTTCTTTCGAGCCGCCTCAATGTTCTCGTGGTACTTGCGATAGCTATACTCTGCCTGGCAAGGCTTACACCGCCACTCGCCAGACTTCATCAGGCTTCGAGTGGCACCACA